TATTGCCGGCGGTATTCAATCCATTGCAACCGGGATGAAAGATTTGGCGTCGTTCGCTATTGGTGCCGGTGCGGATATGGAAAAAGCGCGAATCGGTTATCAAACATTAGTTGGTGACGTTGCAAAAGGGAACAAACTATTCGAGGAAACCACCAAATTCGCCAACGTGACACCATTTCAAACGGACGAGGTGCAAAAAGCCGGTCGAACATTGTTGGCATTCGGTGTGAAAGCGGACGACGTGATGTCCAAAATGAATTTGTTGGGGGATGTTTCCGCGTTGTCCAACCGTTCGTTTGATGACATGGCGATGATATACGGAAAAATCGTTGCCAACGGGAAATTGATGGGACAGGAATTGAACATGTTGGTTGACGCCGGATTCAACCCGTTGATACAAATGTCAGAAGACACCGGCGAATCCATGGAATCGTTGAGAAAACGAATGTCGCAAGGTTCCATCTCAGTTGAAGACGTCAACCAAGCGTTTAAAAATGCAACCGGTGAGGGTGGACGATTCAACAACGGGATGAAAAACATTTCGCAAACGATTGGTGGTAAATGGTCAACGTTCATGGGCGAATTGAAAACACAAATCGGTTCCATCATCGAAGAAAATTCAAAGTTTTTCACCTCATTTATTGACGGGATGATTTCGTCGTTGGTGTACTTAAAGTCATTCATTAATTGGATGAAAGAAAATGCCGAAACCATCAAAACGGTGACCATTGTTTTGGGTGGATTGATTTTGGCATACACAACATTTCGTGCGGTGTTGGCGATTGGCGCGTTGATTTCGGCGGTAACAACGGCGATGTCGTCCATGTCGGCGGTGACCATGATTTTGACCGCAAAACAATGGTTGTTGAACACGGCAATGATGGCGAATCCAATTGGATTAGTGATTGGATTGGTGGTTGGATTAATCGCCGTGTTTACGACGTTATATAACACCAATGACAAAGTCCGTGGATTTTTCGATGGTGTGTGGTCGGGAATCAAAAAATTCGGGGACAACATCACCAAGTTCGTCAAAAACATATTTGCACCATTCGTTGAAGCGTGGGACGAATTCAAAAAAGGGAATTACGGCGCATCGTTTGGAGCATTAACAAAAGGGTTATTCAATCTAACACCGGGCGGAATGATGGCAAACGCCATGAATGACGGCGATGGTGGAAACCTTTTTACCGGTGTTGGTGATGCATACAACGACGGCAAAGCGCAACAATACCGTGACGCCATGATGCAATACGTGGACGAGGAAAAGAAAAAGAAAAAAGAATCGGCGGGGGTGACCGGCAAAACGGATGAAGTCACGGATAAATCGGCGGGATATTCGACGGCAAATGGAACCAAGGACAAAGCAAAAGACAAAAGCAAATCGAGCGTGACGGGCGCATCATCCGGACGACCAACACACATCAACGTTGAAATCGGTTCGTTGGTTGACAATTTCAATGTCCATGCACAGAATTTGGAACAAATCCAAAGACAAGTCAAAGACGCCGTTTCGCGTGCGTTGACGTCGGCGGTAAATGATGTGAATTTAATTGCGCAATAATGAATTGGTCAATTTTAAAAGACATAGGAACATTCACTTTGGCATTATTGATTGGCATTGCCGGATTGATTCGTGTGGACGAAATAAGTTTAAAAATAGACGCACAATCCAAACACATCAATGAGTTGGAAACGCGATTGTCAATGGTGGTAACCAAGTCAAACGCACGTGTTCCATCCGAATTGGCATTGGACAACGAACAAAGAATCAAAGTAAACCAAAACGACATTGATTGGTTGAAGCGATTTGCTAAATATTTAAACACAAAAATTGAAAAATAATGCCGAACGAATATCCATTGCAACATGAAGCTGAGAACATCCAACGTGTTCAACCGGCAAAGATTTTGAAATCGTTTGGATTGCAACATGTCCGGGCGTTGAAATACGGCATATTGCCACCGGGCGGTTTGGGTGACCGTTCCAACAACGAATATGACATCCCATCCGGAACAACTGTTTTCGATAATGCGGACACGGGCGCGGATGGCAAAACGTTGATGTCATATTTGGGAACACCGGTGTTTTCCAATTTGGATTTCGTTGGTGGTTCATACAAGAATTTGCAAGGCGAACAAATCACGTATGATGATTTGAGAATCGACACCGTGTTGTTCGATGTGTCGCAGTCACGAAACATTGTCACAACGGAAATCCAAGGGCGCAACGGTACAATCAAAGAATACATTTCCGACGGTGATTTCGCCATCAACATCAATGGCATCATCGTTTCACCGGACGGCAACGAATATCCGGAAAAGGACGTCCAAACATTGGTTGAAATATTGCAAGCGCAAACCACCATTGGCATTGCATCGCGATTCCTTAATGATGTCTTTAATGTCACGGATGTGGTGGTGATGTCTTATAAATTCCCGCAACCCGAGGGATTCCAAAACATGCAACCGTTTTCCATCCAATGTTTATCAAACGACCCGGTGGAATTACAAATCAAAACGCGATAATGTACCAAGTCACAAGCAAAACAGAATTCGAAACGGTCACGTTTGATTTCACTAATGAAATCGAAATCGAATCAACATGGAATCAATTGTCCGACATCGGGCGCATCGTGATTCCACGAAACATCAACTTTGTGGATGATACCGGCAAACCGATTGACAACGTGTCATCCGGTGAAAATGCCGTGTTCAAACGTGGTGATTCGGTACGGATTCAAATGGGATATGACCGAAATTTGGTGGAACGATTCAACGGTGTGATTGCGACCGTGTCGAATAAATTCCCAATTGAAATGGAATTGGACGATGCGATGTGGCATTTGAAGCAAAACGAATTCACGTTCACCATGGACAATCCAACATTGGATGAACTATTGAAAAAAGTGATTCCGGCGGGTGTCGATTATGAGGTGACCAAGCAACAAACCATTGGTGAATTCCGTGTCACGGGCGCATCCACGGCGGTGGTGTTGGATGAACTACGCAAGAAACACAAAATTTTTTCATGGTTCCGTGGGGGTAAACTTTATATTGGTTTGTCGTATGTTCCGGAATTACAGAAACGACACCAATTCACCATCCATGATGATGTGATTGATGCGGATGGATTGAAGTTCATCAACGCGTTTGACCGCAAAATCAAAGTCAAAGCGGTGTCAATTCAAGATGATAATTCAAAGGTTGAAGCCACGGCGGGCGATGCGGATGGGCAGTTGCGAACGCTACATTTCAACGGGATTGATGACGAAAACGAATTGTTGAAAATTGCGGAATCCCATGTGGATGACTACAAGTTCGACGGGTTCGATGGTTCGTTCCAAACGTTCGGTCATCAATTCGTGGAACACGGGGACATCGTGGAATTGACCAACCCAAAAATCCCGGAACATGATGGCGCGTACATCGTCGAAAAGGTGGTGACGCGTTGTGGCATGGGCGGGATTCGTCAAGACATCACAATCAAACAAAAAGTCGCATGAATTTAATTGACATTTTACAGAACGCAACCAAAACGGATGCGGAACAATATTCACAATTTTGCACGGTCACGGCGGTGGATGGGAACACATGCACGGTGGAACCATTGAATGGTGATGCGCCAATCAACAAAGTGAAATTGATTGCCGGCGAAAGCGAAAACGGGGTTGTTTTGGTTCCGGCGGTGGATTCGGTTGTGTTGGTCACGTTCACATCCAAATCCCGTGCGTTTGTGTCCATGTGTTCAACCGTGGAAACGGTCACCATTCGTGGTGAACAACATGGTGGTGTTGTGATTGCACCGGAATTGAAATCACAGTTGGATAAAATGACCGCGCGCATTGATGGAATCATTGATGCGCTGAAAAATGGTGTAACTATTCCAAACGATGGTGGCGCATCATACAAATCAACGGTTGGTGTTTCATTGGATGCAATCACGGATGTGGAATCATTTGATGAAATCGAAAATGACAACGTCAAACACGGATAAAAAACGTATATTGAAAACATGGGAAAAGCGCACGACATAAGGTTCACAAACGATGATGATTTGTTCATTGGTGCGGATGGTGATTTCGACATCACGGAATCCGACACACGCCATGTGGATGATATCATCGACGCATGGATTGGTCATTGGAAAGAATTTCCACTTGTGGGTGTAGGAATTCAACGTCGCCACGCACAATCCGGTGGAATTCAACGCATT